ATGCAATGGACAGATGAACAAATTAGTGGCATTAGGAAGCTCGCCTCTGAAGGCTTTACCAGACGAGAAACGGCTGACAAGCTCGGGATTAGCTATGATGCGTTGCAGGGCAAAGCAAAACGGCTTGGCATCGAGTTTCAAAAGCCACTGAAGAATGAATATGATTCAGACGGAACACAGTCCAGTGAGACTATCCTAAAGGTTGTCAGGGGTCACAAAATGACGCCTAGAGAGGTTTTGGAAGCTCACGGGTATGATTACAACAAATGGGAACTTTTGCGTGCCACAAGCAATTTCTGGAAGCAGACGCCTGAAGCGACATTGTATCAAAGCAAGATACAAATTAGGCCGTTAGTTGAGGCGGAACAATATGAATCATTGATGAATGACATCATCACACACAAGGAGCCGTATCAAGCCAAGGCTCCTATTTTTGTGGAATCAGATCGCTATTTAGTCATTCCTGCGTTTGATACACACTTCAATGGTCACACGTTTGATGTCTATGCCGAGTCATTGAAGCGTCAGCTAGAGATCATTCAGCGCGGCCATTACGCCAAAATATTGCTCATTCTGGGCGGTGATCTGGCTCATGTGGATAATATCAACTCAACCACAGCAAAGGGCACACAGCTCGAAACAACCGACCTAGGCGAGACTGTGAACGAAATGGAGCAATACTTCGAGACACTGATTGAAGCAATCATTAAGAACGCCAATGAGTGTGAGGTCATGTATGCGCCAGGTAACCACGATCCGTCAGTTGGATATATGTTTGCGCGTTTATTGAAACGTGCCTACAGCAACCAGCCGAACATCACTTGGGATATATCGCTGAAGCATTACAAAGGCGCAATGCTCGGCCATAACTTCATTGGTGCCACTCACGGAGACAAGGGCAAGAACAACTACCTTGCGAAGTATCTTGATGAGTTCGGCTTCATGCTAGGCACAGCACAGAATCGCGAACTGTTCACGGGGCATCTCCATTCAGAGATGAGCAAAGACCTAGGCGGATTCGTTCAGCGTCAAGTATCAACGCGCAAGCCAACCGATCAGTGGACTGATGATATTGGCGTGGTTGCTCACAAAACGTTTGAGCTGGTCGAATACAGCGATCATGATACGAGGGCGATCTATTATGTCTAACGGAATGAAGCGAGTCGAATATGGATATGTGAGCAACGTGGAGCAAGCAATAATTGAGAAACTATCGAGAGAAGAGAAACACATGCAAGCATTTATCTACACGAAGCCGCGCTGTCAAAAGTGCCGGCGAACAGTATTAAAACTGTCACGTGTAATGCCAGTGCAAACAGTCACAGCAGACGCGGACGACTACGAGCGATTTCGCAAGCTAGGCTATCGTTCAATGCCAGTCGTAACAATCTACAAAGCAGACGGCACACATGACGAATGGTGCGACTTTCAGGTTGACAAGATCAAACAATACACGGAAGACTAATAGCTCGTACAAACGTGGGAGGTGTGGTGATATGTGATGCGACTGACAGCAAAACAGAAGAAGTTCATTGATTCTTATATTGCTGATAGCAATGCCACCAAAGCGGCACTAGAAGCAGGATACAGCAAAAGAACGGCTAGGTTTGCCGGTGCAGAAAACCTAACAAAACCTAACATTAAAGCTGCCATCGATGAACGCATGAAACGCCTCGAATCTGACAAGATTGCCAAGGCTGCTGAGGTGCTTAAATACTTCACTACCGTTCTCCGTGGAGAGGCAAAAGAGACAATTATAGTTAGCACTCCAGACGGTGCAGATGCTGTTGAAAACGAGCCAAGCATCAAAGACCGCATGGCAGCAGGACGAGAATTGCTCAAGCGTTACCCTGGCAATGATGAGTTGCTCAATGCTCAGCTAACGAAGATTATTACTGATATTGAGAAAACTAAGGCTGATGTTCGCAAGTCCAAAGCTGAGGCTGACATCATGGAAGCCAAGGCCAGCGCCTATCGCACACCAGAAGGACAAGATGGAGGACTGAACAAGCTTTTGGCAGCAATTGATGAGAGTATTCCAAAGGGTGGTGATGTTAATGACAACTCCGATTGATCAATTCAAAGGGAAACAGTTAGACATCATCAACTGGTGGCGCCGCTATCCAGACAAGCAGACAATCATTGCTGATGGTGCTGTGCGTTCCGGAAAGACGTTTGCGATGTCGATCAGCTATGTTCTGTGGAGCATGATTATGTTTGACCGCGAGCAATTTGGCATTGCCGGCAAAACCATTGGATCATTACGCCGAAATGTTATCAGGCCACTCAAACAAACATTGCAACAAGTGGGATTCTCGGTTGTGGATCGGCGTTCAGAAAATATGCTGGAAATCAGCCTTGATGGAAGAACCAACCTATACTACTTATTCGGTGGTAAAGATGAAAGCAGCCAAGATCTGATTCAAGGGATCACACTTGCCGGAATGTTCTTTGATGAAGCAGCTCTCATGCCACAGTCGTTTGTCAATCAAGCGACAGCACGTGTTTCCGTAACTGGCGGCAAATACTGGTTCAATATGAACCCAGAGGGCCCGTATCACTGGTTCAAAACTGACTGGATTGATCAAGCGGACGAAAAACGCGCATTGCGTCTCCATTTCGTGATGACGGACAATCCTAGCCTGAGCGATGAAGTCATTGACAGGTACGAACATATGTACTCTGGAGTGTTCTACCAGCGATACATTCTGGGACAATGGGTTCTGGCTGATGGGATTGTCTACGACAACTTCAATAAAGACGAGATGGTCAGCAATCCAAGCCAGCAGCCAAGCCGATACTATGTCAGTGTTGACTATGGCACACAGAACCCCACAGCTTTCTTGCTTTGGGGTAAATGCGGGTCTGTTTGGTATTGCCTCAAAGAGTATTACTACGATGGACGGCATAGCAGCAGACAGAAGACAGATGATGAATACGCTCGGGATTTCAGCCAATTTGTCGGTGACATACGCTGTGAAGTGATTGTTGATCCATCAGCGGCTTCATTTATTACCAAATTGAGAGAACGCCGGTATCGAGTTATTAAAGCTGATAACGATGTGCTAAACGGCATTAGAGAAACACAAACAGCTATGAACTCTGGCGAGATCAAGTTCACACCTGGGCTAACTAATCTGTTCAAAGAGTTCGCATCTTATGTGTGGGATGACAAGGCCAGTCAAAAGGGTGAAGACAAAGTGGTTAAGGCACATGACCACGCAATGGACGCCATGAGATATTTTGTCATGCAGGTAATCAAACGGAGAAATGCAGCTCATACGTTCAAGAACACAAGCAAATACTTCTAAGGAGGTGGCCATCATATTAACAGTTCAAGGGAAAGGCTCAATCACAGACGGAGATGTGTTTATTTTCCCGACTGATGAAGAGCTAACTGGCGATGACATCAATGCGTTTATTACTGCCAATGATGATCTAGCTAAAAACAAGTACCTTCCAGCAAAGAAAATGTACCTCGGTCAGCACCAGATTATTGATGATGCGAAAAAGGATCATGGGCCAGACAATCGTCTTGTTGGCAACTTGGCTCACTATATCGTGGATACCTACAATGGGTTTTACATTGGCATTCCACCAAAGATCACGCTCGACAACACACAGGACAATACTTTGCTGCAAGAGTGGAATGACACAAACAGCGTTCAAGACAAATTAAGCGAGATCAGCAAGCAAGCAGCCATTTACGGACGGGCGCTTGCTTTTTTGTACCAAGACGAAGACAGCAAGACGTGTATTGCGTACAGCTCGCCTATCAATTCATTCATTGTCTATGACGACACGGTAGCGCACAAAGCCGTTGCGTTTGTCATGTATTGGCATGATGAAGACAAGACGTTGGCCGGAAAGGTATACCTGAGAGACGGCATATACGGACTTGATATGACACGCCTTGAAGGGACAGACGGATTTAACCCATTTAACGAAGTACCAGCAGTTGAGTTCTTCATGAACACCGAGCGTCAAGGCATCTTTGAAAACGTCGAGACGCTCATCAATGCGTTAGACAAGGTGCTAAGCCAGAAGGCGAACCAGAATGAGTATTTTGACAATGCGTACTTGGTTCTCAAGGGTCTGAAACTCGACGAGGACGATGATGGCAACCCCAAACTCGATCTTAATGGCAACCAAATCATCTATGCTCCAGACGCTGATTCTGCTCAAGGCGTAGCTGAATTTCTGACCAAACCTGATGGCGATGCCATTCAAGAACACCTCATTGACCGTCTCATCAGCATGATCTACCAGATCAGCATGGTTGCAAACTTGAACGATGAAGCATTCAGCGGTAATAGTTCTGGCGTTGCATTACAGTACAAATTGCTACCAATGAGGAACCTAGCGGCCAATCAAGATCGTAAGTTCACACAGTCACTCCGGGAGCTGTACAAGATTGCATTCAGTGTTGGGACAATCCTTCCAGAAAGTAAATCTGATGACTGGCAAAAGCTTAACTTCGCATTCACGCGAAATCTTCCGGAGAACATTACCGACGAAGCGGACGCGGCTTCTAAACTCAAAGGGCTTGTATCAGATCAAACCATGCTGAGTACCTTATCGTTTGTCGATGATCCTAAGGCTGAAATTAAACGTATTGCTGACGAGACTGCCCAGAAAGCAAAGGACGCTGCTACTAACAGCCCATCAAGTCCAGACTTCCAGAAATTCATGAATGGTGACGATGCCAGCGGTACAGATGCTAAGACTGTTCAGCAAGTAAGCCTTAATGGATCTCAGATCACGTCTATGATTTCAATCGTGCAGCAGGTTGCCTCACATGCTTTGCCAAGAGAATCAGCTATTCAAATGCTTACTTCCGCGTTTCCCTTTGATGAGGAGAAAGCTGCCGAGATTCTGGGAGATGCGGGCAAAGGATTTGAACTGACCCCAGACGGCAAGCCTTCGACTGATGGAGGGAGCAATGATGACAACAACGACTCAGCAACAGATAGCGAGTAATTCTGCCTACTGGAATAAGCGAACGGCCGCTGAACGGAAATGGATTGTCGAGAACCTTAAGAATGACGAGGCGTTCAATGCCCGAATTCAGGAATATTTTGACAAAGCTTTAACCAACATTCAAAAGGATATTGATTCAGAGCTTGCCAAGTATGCCGCATATAGCAACGACAGTATGGCCGGTGCGCGTCAAGCAGTAATGGCAACCGATATTAAAGCTTATCAAGCGGAAGCAAAGTCGATTGTCGATGATGCTAGAAAGATGTACAACGGTGAACCGCTCAAATATTCCGACTTTAGCAAGGATGTCAATGATCGTCTCAAGCTATACAACGCTACCATGCGCATTAATCGCTTAGAAATGCTCAAGAGTGAGATTGGTCAAGAAATGCTTGATGCACACATGAAAGTGAACGCCGATCTTGTTTCCAAGCTGAGTAAGGATTATCAATCCGAGATCAAACGGCAAGCTGGAATACTCGGAGAGACGGTATCTGAGGGCGGCTACACTGATTTAGCCAAATTGCTCTCCAAACGAGAGGGAGATTACACCTTCTCACAGCGCATTTGGATCAACCAAGACATTCTTAAAGCTGAACTGGATGAGCTATTGACTGCCGCCACCATTCAAGGACAGAGCCCACTAAAGATTGCTCGCAAGTTACGCGGTCAAGTGGCAGAAACGGTGAACAATCACCGCTATGTGACAGAACGAATTGCACGTACTGAGTCAGCTCGGATTCAAACACAGGCGCAATTAGATAGCTTCAATAAGTTCGGCTATGACTATTGCAAATGGGTGGCTGAGCCAAGCGCGTGTGATGTGTGCAAGGAGATTTCAGAAGGTGGCAGAACTGGTAGAGGCATTTATCGTGTAGACGATGTGCCAGATATTCCAGTTCACCCCAACTGCCGATGTTCCATTTCGGCATATGCACCAGACGATGAAGCTGAATAATTTCTAAGCCGCAGCTAGCGGCTATTTTTATACCATCAAGTCCAAGCGTGATTGACTCTAAAAGCTCCGGTAAGTTAAGACGCAAGCCTGATCCGTCTAAAAAGCTGTGGAAGGAGTTCTGAACATGATTCCAAAGATTTTAATGCCAATGAATTTGCAATTTTTCGCTGAAGATACTGGTGCTGACGGTAGTCAAGAGAACCAGCAAAAGGGCGAATCTCAAAGTGACAATGACGCCAACGCTCAAGACTCGGAAAATGGCCAAGACAGTTCTGATGAAAGCTCTGATCGGCATACCTACACGGACGAGGAAGTCAACGATATTGTTAAAAAACGTCTTGCTCGTGCCGAGAAGGAGAAACAAGCTGCTGTTGACGAGGCCGCAAAGCTGGCCAAGATGAATGCCGACCAGAAGAAGGACTATGAGCTAGAAAAGGCTCAAAAAGAGCGAGACGAACTCAAGTCACAACTTGCCACATACGAGATGGGCAAACAGGCTCGATCGATGTTTGAAGACGCCAAGCTGACAGTCACTGAGGACGATTTGCAGCACGTTGTAACGCCAGAGGCAGAATCTACTGAGTCGAATGTAAAGTGGCTCATTGCGCATGATCAGGCAGTGGCTGAAGGTGTTCGTCAAGAGTTGCTTAAGGGCAGCACACCCAAAACGCATGGTTCAAAGGTGGAGACTCCGGGCGCGGCATTTGCTAAACAACGGAATCAGCAGAGCCAAGTTGTTAACGACCCATGGAAACAAAAATAAGGAGGTACTTTTATGTACGCAGGTAAAAAGGTAACCGCATCTGAGATCAACTTCTTGGATAGCGAGAAATTCGTTTCGTTCACACACCAAGCTGATAGTTCAACCACTGGTGTCGTAGATGGCGTATTGCCAGCAGGCTCTATCTATCCAAAGAACGATGCAACGGCAGTCGGTGTGACCATTAATGATGTTGACGTCAGCGAAGGTCCTCAGCCGGTAGGCGTCATCGTTGAAGGATATGTGAATGCAGCCCGCTTGCCAGTCAAGCCGTCAGCTGATGCTATCACTGCGCTGAAAGAAATCAAATTCAGCCACGTTTCTGACTAAGGAGGAGTAACTTATGCCAGCTATTTTAGATTTGTTTAATCAAAAGACGGTGCTTGATTACGTTCAAAACCGCCAGTATCCGCAATTACTTGGGGACACCCTGTTCCCATCAACCAAAATTAATCAGTTGGATTTTGAATTTCTTCGTGGTGGGTCTAAGACGCCTATCGTGGCATCTATTTCTGCATTCGATACGGAAGCGGAGATTGGCAGTCGTGAAGCGAGTGTTCAGGCCGCTGAACTCGGCTACATCAAACGCAAGATGCAGCTTAAGGAAAAGGACCTGATCGCATTACGCAATCCGCGCACGCCGGCTGAACAGAACTACCTGACCAGCCTTGTGTACAATGACTTGGATGTTTTGGTTCAAGGCGTTTATGCACGCGTTGAAAAGATGCGCATGGAGGCTTTGGCAACTGGGAAGATCACCATCAATGAGAACAATCTCAACTTCAATGTTGATTACCATGTTCCAGAAGAACACCAAGTTGCCGCAACTACTTCTTGGGACGCTGATGGTGCTGATCCGATTAAGGACCTGCAAGACTGGTTTGCATTGCTCGACTACGTGCCAACGCGAATCTTGACTTCTTCCAAGGTACAGACTGCCCTGATTCGGAGCAAGGCATTTGCTGACTACTTCAAGACAGCAGGCCTGTTACCTAGTGTTGGCAGTCTCAATGCGGTTATGCAGTCGTTCGGCTTGCCAACTATTGTTACGTATGATGCCAAGTACCGCAAGCAGGGAGCTAACGGTATCTATACCGTTGAACGGTACTTCCCAGAAGACACCTTGGTAGCATTTGGTGATGACCAGCTCGGGCAAACCGTTTATGGTCCTACCCCTGAAGAGTCCCGGCTGATCGCAACTCCGGGTGTTCAACGGGGCACTGTTGGTAATGTGTTCACCACCGTTTACGAGACTACGCAAGATCCAATTGCAACTTGGGAAAAGGCAGAAGCCACTGCACTTCCTAGCTTCCCAGAAGCTGAGAACGTCTTGCAAGCCAAGGTACTAATCCCAAAACCTTAGCGCCGGCCACCGGGATTACGCTTAGTCAGAAAACGGCGTCCCTAAAAGTCGGCGCTACCAAGCAAATTACTGTATCCGCTGATCCTGCGGATGCATCGGACGCAAGTGATGTTGTTAGCGCTACTAAGTTCGCATCTAGCGACACTGGTATTGCCACAGTCGCTGCTGATGGGACTATTACAGCGGTAGCAGTTGGTTCTACAACAATCACCGCAACAAGTGGTTCATTCACTGCAACGGTAGCAGTTACCGTTAGCGCAGCGTAGTAGCTAGTAAACCGTCGCTTATGAAAATCACAGTGCTGCGAAAGCAGGGCGGCGGAAAGGAGGCATGACATGGCCGATACCGATCCGGTAATGCTTGCGGATTTGAAGACGATGATGGAAATCAAAACTGACACACAGGATGATGTTCTCAATCTCATCATTACCAACACCACCAAAGCTCTCCGGTTTAAGCTCGGTTTAAAGCCCACAGAAGACTTCCCAGAGGAGCTTTCATATATTGCCCTAGAAGTATGCGTCAGACGCTACAACAGGCGTAAGAACGAAGGAATGACGTCATACGAGCAAGAAGGACAGTCGTTCACGTTCAAGTCTAATGACTTCGATGATTTTGCTGACGACATCAATGACTGGAAAGAAGCCAACGGGAAGAATGCCAAGTCTCTTGGGACCGTTAGCTTCATTTCTGGCTATCCAAAGAGGTGATCGTATGCGGTTAGATCATGAGGTTACATTCTGGCTTGATGATGAAGAATATGATCCGCAAACACATCAATACGGTGATGTGAAAAAGGTTGCCACCGCTGTTGCCAGCGTCACCGACATGGGAACCGACAAGAGTGTTCAGCTATTCGGAAACTATGCTCAAAAGGCAAAGGTGATTCGATTAGTTGAGCCAGTCACCGTCAATTGGAGCTATTTAACGATTGACGATGAAGCGACTCATTATGCCCTCAATACTGACCGTGTCCCGCTTCAAAACGCTACTTTGATTGTGGGTGAGACGAAATGAGCAAAGTTGGGCTTGGCTATCGTATTCAACTAAAAGGTATGGACAAACTGGTTGCTGGTCTGCTGAAGCGAGCGAAGATGGACGTTGTCAAGCAAATCGTCAAACAGCAGACAGCACAGCTCCAGACTCGATCCCAGCAAATGACTGGCACCGTGTACGCTCATCCTACTGGTGCCACAAAGCGTGGCATCAAGTTATCGCTTGAAGATGGCGGCCTAACAGGCATCGTTGGCATGTCGATGGAATACAACCCATACACTGAAAATGGAACTCGATTCATGCGGGCGCGTCCTGTATTGAAGCCTGCGTTCCTTTATCAGAAAGTCCAGTTTATTAATCAGCTTAAACAAGCAGCAAAGTAGGTGATTCAAATCACATCACCAGAGCAAGAACTCTACGACTACTTCTATGCTTTCTCGCAATCATCTGGGTACAAGACCTACGACCATTTGCCAATGCAGCAGGAGAACGCCCCGTATCCCTTCGTCATTGTTGGGGATATTCAAGTCTTACCTACCGCAACGAAGACGTCGCTCAATGGCAATGTGCTAATCACCATCGACATCTGGGGCGACAAAAAACAGCGTTTCACCATATCTGATATGGCGGAGCGCTTTTTTCGTGCCGCGATTGGGCAAGTGCTAACTGATGATTACCGATTCTATGGACGTGTAGAAGACCAGTCAAAAGAGTTTACACAAGACCAGAGTGTCCCTGACACGGTTCTCAACCGAGCCACGCTGATACTCAATCTCAATATTTTATAGGAGGCCATAACATGGCAAATGAATTAAAAGTGCTGGAAGGCATGGACGTTGTCGCCTTGGCACGTAAGCATAGCGATCAAGCAACGGTTAGCGGCCAAGTTATCCCTTGGCAGACTTCACTGTCCTTTGATCCGTCTGTTGACAGTAATTCTACTGTTACAAAGGACGGCAATGTATCAACCCGTAGTTCGGCAAGTACCGATCTTGAAGTCGAGTTCCTGAACAACACGTCCGCAATTGCAGACGTAATGTATGACTCACTGTTTGACGGCGAATTGCTCGACTTTTGGATTCTCTACCGCAAGCGCAAAAATTCAGCTGGTAAGTATTACGCATGGTACATGCAAGTTACCGTTCAAGAAGACAGCAGCGACAATGACCCTGATGATCACTCTACTCGCGATGTCACATTCTCAGTTAATGGCACACCAAAGCGCGGCTGGACAACGCTAGACAACGCAACTCAGGAACAGGTTGATTACGTATTCCTTGGGGTTGGCAAGGTCACTGAAACCGATGCTACCGGTGGTGGCACTGTTTGGGACAAGGCTGTTGATCCGGGTACTAATACCGCTGGCACTGAACCAGCTGGCGGAACTGGTACTGGAGCATAACAGCATAAGAGACTTGTCATCAGTCGCCTAAGAAAGTCATAGTACGGGTGAAACCCGGGCGGCTTTAAAAGAGAGGATTTTAAATCATGCAATTAACCATTAACGGTAAAGAATACGAGCTCAACTTTGGCGTCCGCTTTGTTCGCGAAATGGATAAGAATATGGGTGCCGTCATGCACGGCATTAACTTTGGCATGGGTGTTGCAAAGGCTCTAGCTGGTCTAAACGCATACGATGCTGCTGTTTTATCAGACACCATTTATTCAGCCACCGTGGCATCTAAGAAACGTCCGTCAGCCAGTGAAGTCGATGACTTTATTGACAGCAATTCAGACTTAGATTCGCTATTTAAGCAAGTTTCAGACGAAATGAACAGTGCTAACGCAGTAAAAGCAGTAGCAAAAAACATGAAGGCCTAGATGAGGACGAAAGCGTTCAAAAGAGTAGTGAAGAAACGTATCACGAAATTTTGTTAAACGCATTTGCTTATCTAGGCTTTTCTAATATTCGAGACATTGAACGTATGACACTTGTTGAGTATGAGCTGCGTATGGAAGCCTATCAGCTGAAGCAAGTCGACAGACAGAACGAAATTGCACAGCAAGCATGGATGAACCAGCAAGTGCAGGCAACCACCGGTAGCAAGAATCCTAAGCCTAAGTTCAAGACATTTGATGATTTCTTTGATAAGAAAGCGGCTATTGATAGCGTGCGATCAAATTATGAGCCCAATTATGAAGTATCACAGATGAGCAAAACCGAGCTCAAACAAAAGAGAGCACAAGTGTTCGCAAAACGGATGGCCGAATTTCAGCGGTTGAAGCGCGAAGGCAAAATCATTCCGTTATCTGAAAGAAAGGAGGGAGCACATGGCTGACAGTTTTAGCGTTGAAGCAATTTTATCCGCCGTTGACCGCAACTTTTCTGGTACCTTCAAGAACATTGCGGATTCAGCCTCCAAGGCTGGCGATAGCTTTGAAAAGTCGACAAAGCCAGCGGGTAATTTTGTATCGACCGTTGGCAAGATTGCTGGTGCGATTGGTCTAACCAAGGTTGTAGGTGCAATTGGCGAAGGCATCAAAAGCATGGCTGGTGAACTTGATGCTTCCAGCAAGGCGTGGCAAACGTTCGAGAGCAACATGAAGTTCCTCGGCAAAACGCCCGCAGAAATCTCAACAATTGAAAAGTCCTTGCAGAGTTACGCACAAAAGACCATCTACAGTTCTTCTGACATGGCTTCTGCATATGCTCAATTTGCAGCGGTTGGTGTGAAAGGTGTCGGACGGTTGGTCAAAGGCATGGGCGGACTTGCTGCGGCCACAGACGATCCTAAGCAGGCAATGAAGACCTTGATGGAACAAGGCACGCAAATGGCCGCGAAGCCTATGGTTCAATGGGCTGACTTCCGTCTGATGCTAGAACAGACGCCTGCTGGTATGGCAGCCGTTGCTAAAGCAATGGGTATGAGTACCAAAGAACTGGTTCAGAATGTTCAAAACGGCAAAATAAGCACGCAACAGTTCTTTGATGGTATCGAAAAGGCAGGCAACAGCAAGGCTTTCCAGAAGATGGCCACGAGTTACAAGACAGTCGGCGAGGCAATGGACGGCCTTCAGGAAACACTGGCAAACAAGCTTCAGCCTGCTTGGCAAGCAATGTCTAAAGTCGCTGTCGGAGCTATTAGCGGAATCATTGATAAAATTGGCGCCATTAATTTTGATTCTGTTATAGCATCAATCGGCAACTTTTTTTCTCCGTTTTCGGCATTGATTTTGAACATCAAGACACAACTAAGCAGCTTGGGGAAGGGCAACTCGATGAGCGGGCTCAGTTCCGTTCTCCAAGGAGTCGGGTCCATTTTACAAACCATTTGGAGCCTAGTTGGTAGCTTAGTCAATGTTGCATTTGTCAATCTAATTAGTATTGCTCAAAAGGTCGGAGATGCTTTTAATTCGGCATTCGGTAATGGGCAAATGTCGGGAATATTTAACGGAATCAAACAAGCTGTTACAGATTTCGGAGTAGCAGCAATGGAAGCGATGACTACCGTTGGGGACTTTATTGCTAATTTACCATGGAAAGCAATTTTTGACGGTGTTAAGGGCGCTCTAAGCGGAGTGGTAGCTGTTTTGAAGCCAATTGCAGCTATTGTTAAAGCAGCGTTTGCTAACGACATCGTTAAATCATTTGCTGCGGCAATCCTTGGAGCTGTCGGGGCATTCAAAGTAATGGGATTAGCCATCGGCGGATTTTCAAGCGTTCTCGGTGTTTTTTCTAAAATGATCGGCCCTATTAGAGGCGTTATATCCGTTATCACTAACTTCGGAACTATCGTAAAAACGGCTGGTGGTGTATGGAAAGCGTTTGGATTGATCTTAGGCATGAATCCGTGGGTACTTTTGATTGCTGGGATTGCAGCAGTGGTTGCTGGTCTGGTGTACTTTTTTACCCAAACCAAGACTGGCCAAAAACTATGGTCGGGATTTGTTTCATGGTTACAAGGAGCTTGGCAAGGACTTGTAGGAGTTGCGCAAGCTGTTTGGAATGCTATATCGGGTGCGTTTACATCTGCAATTAGCGGAATTCAGACAGCTTGGGGCGGCATTACAGATTTCTTCAGCAATCTATGGACTGGGATTACGACCACGGCATCAGCTGCTTGGACAGCATTCACAACCACTCTCTCAGCTATCTGGCAAGGTGCTGTTACTGCAGCAACGACAGTTTGGAACGTGCTATCCACATTCTTCACGACTCTGTGGAATGGAATAGTTGCAGTAGCAACTGCTGTATGGTCAACCTTTGGCGGTTCCCTGACGACAATTTGGAATGGGATTGTCCAAATTGCTACCGGTGTTTGGAACATGCTTAAAGCAGTTATTATGGGTCCCATTCTTATTGTCATCGATTTGCTTACTGCAAATTGGACACAGCTAGGCGCTGATCTCCAGCTTATCTGGAACAGCATTGTTTCCGCCGCTGGTCAGATATGGAATGGCCTTGTTACGTATTTCTCCGGTATTTGGAGCCTTATTCAAACCTATGCAATGACTGTTTGGAATACTTTGGTTTCAACTTTAGAGGGGCTTTGGAATGGTGCAGTATCTGCCGCTTCCGCTATTTGGAGTGCGCTTTCGTCATTTTTCAGCGGATTATGGAGCGGCATCGCGTCTACCACTGAGGGCGTATGGAACAGTGTTGTTTCATTCTTATCAGGATTATGGAGCGGAACAGTCAGCACGGCCGAGGGAATTTGGAACGCACTTCCCGGATTCTTTTCCGGATTGTGGAATAGCATTACATCATTCTTTTCATCAGCTTGGAACAACATACAGTCTATTGTGATTGGAGCTGCCACTAGTATTTTTAATGGCGCTAAGGCTGTATGGTCTGGTTTTACTGGCATGGTAAGTGGAATAGTTAATGGCATCAAAGGAGCATTCAATGCGCTTCGTAATTTTAGCTTGGCTGACGCTGGCCGCGCTATCATGGATAGCTTCTTCAATGGCCTCAAAGCGGATTGGGGGAAGATAACCGATTTTGTTGGCGGAATTGCTTCTTGGATTCGCAAGCATAAAGGCCCAATCAGATACGATGCAAAGCTGCTCATACCTGCTGGTAACGCCATCATGAACGGCTTAAATGCAGGGCTTACTGACAAGTTCTCAGACGTCCAAAGTAATGTTTCTAGCATGGCACAAGCTATTGCTGATAGCGCTGCTGTTACGATGCCGGCAGTGAATACTTCTCCCTTTGATGCATCATTGCAGTCGCTTAATAACAGTGTACAGGGCGCAACCTTGTCTTCAAATCTTGATGTCAACTACACTCGCAAGCAAACGATTGAGGTTCCTCTGTATATTGACGGCCGAGAGGTTGCTCGTGCAACCGCAAACCCAATGCAAACAGAGCTTAATCGTTTGACAAAGGTAAGCAATTATCGAAAGGGGTTAGTCTAATTGTACGATTTCAGAGAAACGACACCCTTCACGGGTGCAGATGATAATCAGCTTCCAGCAGAAGCGATGCTAATCGATGGACAATACATTGAGAATCTTGTGCCCGGATATAGGACGCTGCAAGTTGGTGGACGAGAGCTTCTTAAGCAATCTGCTACTAGCAATGCCATAGGCATATCTGATGGGGAAACACTTGAATACGTTCGCAACCCATCTCGCGAGATAACTGTTGGCTATCAGCTTATTGCTGATGATGATGAGGCATTTCGCACCGCCTTCTATAAGCTAAGTGGCATCTTGCACGGTGACACTCATCAGGTTTCGTTCAATGATGACTTGTCTGTGTATTGGAATGCCGTGCTCACAGATGTTGACGATGTTCCTAAAGGCAGAAATGCAATCACATCTTCGTTCACTTTATTTGTCCCCGATGGCATTGCGCACTCGGTAGCCACGCAGACGGCTGACAACATGCCATACAAGGACGTGCCGATGAACTTGCTGACAGGAACAAGCAACGACACCACTTCAGGGACAATACCGCAGGGAGGTTTAGCAGTACCAACAAATATGCAAGATATTCCTGTTACTCCTGGGCAGTTTTTTGTTGCAAGAATAAATATACCGTCCCCTGCAACTATCAACCTAACTGTTGGGGTAGATGTTAGATCAAATGGTGCTTTCAAGCAGACATTTGTGGGTGACACAATACGTGCAGGCAAAACTGGCTCTTCAGTAGTTGCTTTTGTGATACCTCAAAATATTGATACGGCTAGATGGTGGGGACCTAGAGCAACAGCCAGCGTTGCTTCAGCGACACCTGTTTACTGGTCAGAAGAAAAGTTTGAGCAAGGTACTGTGGCTTCTCCATGGTCGCCTAACCCAGCTGATCCTGAATACTATTCCGACACCATCACGGTTCACAATGGCGGCACATATCCGGTTGAGCCAGTTATTACGGCAACTATGCACGCGGATAACGGCATGGTTGGGATTGTTAATGATCGCCCGGGTATTCTTCAATTCGGTACGCAAGAAATTGATGGTTTCACCACCGAAGAAAGCGAAGTAGCACTTGATTTGGCAGCCGTGCAAGGCTCACATATGGATAATCAAGCCGCCACAAACAATCCCTATTGGGGTGGTGATCCTAGTATGCCTAATGAACAGATTGGCAATGCGATTTGGACTCATGACGATTATGATGGCTGGAAGGTTGAGCCTAATTGGCCCAGTATTACTGGCGACCACAAGTATTGGAATGGTCCTTCAGTCAAGCACAATCTCGTCCAGACGCATAACGGTAACTTCAAGAGCAATCTCACATGGGACGTTATGACACGCTTCCAAACTGGTGTATCAAAGGTAGGCGCGCTCGAAACAACGTTAGAGAGTGACGGTAAGCCAATCTTTCAGATGATACTAAAGGATAATAGCGCATTGTCCGATCAGATTTGGTGGATGTGCTACTACAAAGGCCAACTAGTCGTCAATGAACAGCTTGATCGTAGCATTTTCACTAACGACAAGTTCATTCAGTTGGAATTACAGAAATTTGGTAATTCAGTTGTTTTCCGAGTGTCACCATGGGTTGGCAATCAAGGACGAGAGACGACTATTACCCGACAGTTTACCTTTGCGGACGCTGCCGATGTTGAGACCAAGCAATTCTCAACGTGGTTCATGCGTGACAAGACATGGGGCGAATCGACCATGTATCTGATTGCGTCTACTGTCAAATGGCAGAACGTCAGTTGGTATACGAATATCAAGAATCGATTTAGCAATGGCGATGTTCTCAAAATTGATGTGGCGAATGCCAAGACATACTTGAATGGTTCTCTTGACCCAACCATGCACACGTTAGGTAATCAATGGGAGCAATTCAAACTGCCGCCCGGTGATACTGAGATTGCTATCACGCCCTCGAGCTGGGCACAACCATTTGCGTGTGAAGTCGAGATAAGGGAGGCCTGGCTATAAATGGAGTATTACTTTGCAGATCGAAAATCAAACATTTTGGGTGTTGGGTCGACTGATGGCAAAGGCGAATGGCGAATTGACAACGATATAGAAACACAAAGTGTTGACAATCGTCCTGCGGTCGAGCTTTCTCTTGATATTCACTTCACAACTGATCAGGAACAAGCAGTCAATGAGATGGCCAAAGAAACCAACTTCATTCTTTATCAGGATGAAGAAGGCAACGGGCACCAAATGGTGATCGAATCGGTTGAGCATGATTCACTAGGCCATATTCACTCAATTGTTGCTAGTGATGCCGGTAATGATTTGATTAACGAAACCGTTGGCGCCTTCAAGGCCGACAAACCATATACGATTGCTGAATACATTACAAGGTTCACAAATGATTCTGGCTGGGAGATTGGCATCAACGAATTTACTGACAACGTTCGAACACTTGAGTGGACTGATGAAGCAACTTCACTGGCTCGTATTATTGCCGTGGCAAAAGACTTTGATGCAGTGCTTAGTTTTGGCTTTGAGTTTGTTGGAACCAACTTGGTTAAGCGTGTCATTAACATTCGACATGAAGAGGCCGGTGACAGCTTGATCTCTTTTGAAATGAATAAGGACATCAACAACATCGTCACACACCGCGATACCTATGACATGGAAACATCGATCAAGGCTTATGGAGCGGTTCCAGAAAGCACGGATGGATCAACTAATCAGGATCCAATCAACTTGATCGGCTACAACTGGACTGATCCAACGGGACAGTTTGTGCTTGATCAGTACGGGTTCTTGCACGATACCATTGCTGTGCAGAAATATTCACGTTTGTTAAGCAACAGCAACCCTAACCCAAAACAGTCTGATTGGAATCGGGTTAAAACGTTTGATTCAAAATCGCAGGCGGCACTTTTGCAAGCGGCTTTGGCAGATTTGAAGAAATACAATCATCCGAACGAAACGTACGATATTGATTTGGTTAACTCACCATATGTGCCGCTCAATCAAACCGTCCACATCGCCGATGAGAATCAACAGCTATTCCTGTCTGCCAAAGTGTTGAGCATTCAGCGCAGCCGTGCTAACCATTCTGTAAAGCTTACTTTGGGTGAGTTCGCTCATGAAACAGTCAGCTTTGACCAACGGCTCAGCGATCTTGCCAACCAGATGGCCAACATGCCCAAGACAATTCAATATTATCCTTGGCTTCGCTATGCCGATGATGACAAGGGTACCAACATGAGTGCCTTCCCAACTGGTAAGAAGTATATGGCAATCGTTTGGTCAAATGAGACATCCGTCCCAAGTGACAATCCGGCTGATTACGCCGGCAAGTGGGCATTGATTCAGGGCAAAGACGGTGCTGACGGTGTTCCCGGTGCAAAGGGTGCAGATGGCCGTACAAGCTATTTTCACACCGCTTGGGCGAATGATGTAAGCGGTCAAAGTGGGTTCACGGTATCCGGTGGTGATGGCAAAAAGTATATTGGTACGTACAGCGATTTCACACAGGCCGACAGCACCAATCCGAGTGATTACAATTGGGCGCTTTTTAAAGGTGAAGATGGTGACGTGGGACCCAAAGGTGATCAAGGTTTACCCGGTGCCAAGGGTGCCGATGGTCGTACTGCCTATGCCCACTTTGCTTATGCAAACAGCCAAGACGGCAAGACCGACTTCTCAACTACTGACCCTAACCGTAAGTACATTGGTTTCTACAGCGACTTCACATCTGGCGACAGTACGAATCCAAGTGACTATAACTGGTCGCTCATTAAAGGTGCGGACGGTGCGGATGGTAAAGATGGGGTGCCGGGTAAAGCAGGTGCCGATGGCAAGACATCGTACTTCCATATTGCCTATGCCGATAGCAGTGACGGTAGAGCCAATTTCTCATTGGATACTCCCGGCTCTCGCAAGTACATTGGTAGTTATACAGACTTTACACAGGCCGATAGCAACAATCCAACTGTTTATAGTTGGCAACTAGTGCAGGGGCCAAAAGGTGATACTGGTCCACAAGGACCTCAGGGCCCTCAAGGCGTTCAGGGTACCCCCGGAAGCAAGGATGTGCCATATCCATATGTACAGATAGATGCCCCGGAAAATCCCAAAAAGGGCGATACCTGGTGGCACGGGACAAGCTTAAAAGACGCAACGGCTGTACAGCGCTATGACGGTTCCAAGTGGGTAGATGATGCGATTGCTCAAGCTGTTTTGTACATTAAAGAACTCAACTCAATTATTCTTAATTCCGCTGAGATTAATTCGCCTAATATCAACGTTCCTTTCCAACACGTGAGCATTGCAGGATCCGGCATATTGTCCAGTGGTTCCTTAACGCTCAATGGTGCCTCATATGTCATTTCCGGTAATATTGAGGACACTAATGGAAATCCAAACGGCCAAATCTATCATACGGAAGTAAATCCCGATGGATTACTGTCATACATTACGCAGACAGATGGAACAACACAAATGCACACCAGCAGAATTTCGATGGGTGTTCTTGAACTGACAGACCTAGTCAGCGGATCGGGTAATTCTGCCAAATACATCACTTCCACTTTTAATGCTCATGATGCAGTTGATTACTATCACAAAGACTCGGGGCTGGAAACTAATGATGTCAAGAACTTAAATATCTCATATTCAAGAAAAGGCCCAAATGTCACCATTGGGATTGCTTTTGAAATGAAAACTGGTAATGGGTGGGTCAAAATTGCCAACATTCGACCAGGATATAGCCCATTTAATAATGATGATGCAGCAAGGTTACTCGGTAGCATGTCGTATACGGGTGCGGCCTGTGAATTGTATGTTTCAGCGGGTGGAATTTACATCATTCCGTGGCGTAGTCAAGGTGGGTATGCTGGCAGCTTGAGTTTCATTACTCGTGATGCGTATCCGATTAATGATGCGGTGGTGAATTAAGATGAAGATTAAGATTTGGCTAGATGAGCAAAACCGCCTGACCAACTGGGCCTATGAAGCGGAAGATGCCAAAGTAGGATCAACAGAGGACGGTCAACAAATCATAGAAGCAGATGACGTGTCTCAGTTTTTTGAGGGTCACGCATCTCTTGTAGACGGCAAAATCGTTGCCGATGAGGGTTACGATCCGGCTAATGATCATCCACTCCCCGGACCGTCACCTGAACAGCAGATGATTGCCGCGCTGTATGCCCGTGTGACAAAGCTTGAGGATGGTGGAAAAAATGAGTGACTTTGAATTTTGTGGCACACTATATTCTTGGGGGTGCCCGATAGAGCAGTACGTGGGGCGGCAAATAACGGAGGACCAATACAAACAAATTACAGGCAGTGACTATGCCGCCAGCAAAAGCTAGCGGCTATTTTTATGGAAGGAAGTATAAAGATGTGGATTTCAAGAGTTGGATAGATGTGTTTGTGGAGTTGGGTGGTGGAGCTTTGTTTGGTTGGTTTGCAAGCCAATGGCGCATGCATCGAAAGCATGGAAAGGCAATTGATTCAGGCCTTGTCGGTTTGCTTCATCATGAGGTTTACATGCTGTGTAACCATCATATCGAGGTTGGGTATATCAGCACGGACGACTTGGACGATCTTAATTACCTTTTCCGCAGCTACAAAGCACTGGGCGGTAACGGAACGGGCGAAGCGCTATATAACAAAGTTTTGCAACTTCGGATTAAAAACTGAAAGGAATGTTCATTATGAAGATTAATTGGAAAGTACGAGTATTAAGCGTCAAATTCTGGCTGGCATTAGTGCCGGCAGCTTTGTTGGTTGTACAAACAGCGGCAGCGGTTTTCGGTTACAACTGGGATTTTGCCAACTTGGGCAAGGAGCTCACCGCAGTGATCAATGCAGTATTTGCACTGTTGACCATTGTGGGGGTTGCCGTTGACCCAACCACAGAGGGCGTCAGCGACAGCCAACAGGCGTTAGCTTACCCGGCACTCATTACCACCAAGGCAGCTAAGATCAAGTCCTTAGAGGATCAGATTAAGGCGCTGCAAGGGGAAACGGAAAATTCTAAACAGTTATATCCCCATTTTGCTTATGCAGATAGTGCTGATGGCAAGATCGGTTTTTCAACCACGAGTTCTATCGGAAAATCGTATATGGGCGCTTACTTTAGCCATGACGATGAAGATGGTAACGATCCAAGCAAATATGAGTGGGCAAAATTAGCTGGTCCAAGCTATGGAGACCCCGCAGGAGCGGAAGGACCCAAAGGAGAATCCGCTACTCAAGCGGCACCGGAATCTGTTGCTCCAGTAGCTAGTGAGGAGGCAAAATAGTATGAGTTATACCATCAACAAAGAATTTGCTTTGAGTGCAAATGAAGGCTCATCGCAAGTAGCTAATCGGCTTTACATTATCCTACATGATGTAGGTGCCGAATCTGGTGCGCGTGCAAATGCCGCTTACTTCAAAAACAATATTGCTGCTGAAATTGCTTATACGGCATTTGTTGTAGGCGATGGCGGTCAGGTTTATCAAGTTGGCGAACCCAGTTATGTTCAATGGGGTGCTGGGGCAGTTGCAAATGCTAACAGCCCGGTCCAAATTGAATTGGGCCACACTAGTGATCCCGAAACTTTCAAGAAGGATTATGCCGTCTATATTGAGCTTGCACGTGATATGGCTGCTCAATATGGCATTCCGACTAGTTTGGACGCTGGCGGTGCTGGAACTCCCGGCATCAAGTCTCATTTGTGGGTAACACAGCATATTTGGGGTGATCACACTGATCCATATGGGTATCTGGCTCGATGGGGTATTACGAAGGATAAGTTGGCGGCTGACCTTGCTAATGGTACAACTACTGTAGATGCATCTAAGAGCGCACCAGCAGCACAAAGCAAGCGTGTGCAATCAATTGTGCCAAGAAATGTCAACGTGGCTTACGGTCTGCATCTACTCGGTGTCCGTTGGCTTGATGAGGTGACCAACTTCGGGTCTGGTGACAATGGTTTTGCTGGTATTCCTAATTGTCAGCACGATCTGCTGTATATCAAAGTTGATCATGGTAGCGTTAAGTATCGCGTCCACACAGTTCAAAGTGGTTGGCTGCCTTGGGTAACCAAAGGTGATCGCACTGATACGGTCAACGGATGTGCCGGTAATGCTGGCGAAGTGATTGATGGAGTCCAGATAATCTTTCTCACTCCTGCTGGTGAGCCGTACCAGCAAGCGTACTACCGCAGTCAGACGACACAACGGGTTGGATGGCTCGGCGTTGTGTGTGATGATGGCACGAGTTTGCCACAGTATACAGACACATACGCCGGCATGTTTGGAGAACCGCTTGATCGTTTGCAGATTGGAGTAGCAAATGGCAATCCGTATTGACACGTCGTCTCTTGAACAGCTAAAGAATGATGCTGATATTAATCAATCCCAGACTTCTCAACTTGATCCAGAAACCGTTACGTCTGGAATCCAGTCTCTGTTAAGCAACCCTGAAATTTACAAGGCAGTCAAAATGCTTTCAAATGTCTAA